GATGATGCTCTCCAACCCGTTTAGCCTGCCGCAAGCAGTCAAGCCGGTGACTGAGCTGTATCTGGGCAAGTCGTTCTTCGGTGGTGACATTGAGTCACAGCGCGAGATCAAGAACCTGCTGCCGACCGAACGCTTCCGCAGCACCACAACCGAGCTATCGAAAGTCTTGAGCGGGTTGACAGGCGACGCAGGTATTACGCCGAGTGGCTGGGATCACTTGTTCCGTGGCTACACTGGCGGTCTGGGTATCGCGCTGATCTCGTTGGCAAACCCTGTGTTAAATACCGAGGCTGCTGCCGCTGAGCGGCCTAGCAAGAAGCTGCACGAGACACCGTTTATTGGCGGTCTGTTCCAGCCGGTAGAGGGTCGGGGCACACTCGATGCTGCTTACGAGCGCATGCTGGAGATTCAGCAAGCCAAGGGCACGTTCAACCGGCTAATACAAGAAGGTCGTAGGGAAGAAGCGCAGCAGTTCTTGGATGCGTACCGCAACAAGATTGTGGCAGCGTCGTTGTCCGGCTCTATGCAACAAAAGCTAGGTGAGTTGGCAACCCTGCGTCGGCGCGTCATTGAGATGCCTAACATGTCGCAGGAAAAGAAAGACGAGCTTTTGGAGCGCCTTGATGACCAGCAGACCATGTTGGCACGACGCTTCTTAGAAGCTACAGGTGAAACCAAACTCCAAGTTTCCCCTCCTTGATAACCGTCTCAGCCTTGGCGTAGAACAAGCGATAGCGTAAAGCGTCACGGAGGCCGTTGAGTTTAACGGCCTCCGGGTCAAGACAGGGAACAAAGAACCCTTCCCCGCGTTTAAGCTGCTGCCAAGGGTAGTTGACTTGTAATTTCTTCTTCATCCATTCTGCGGGTTATCTTCAGCACAGGCACACGCATCTGTGGGCCTTTGGTACGCGCCATCATGTCTTTCTTCGGCATGTACGAGACGTTAAACATCGACTCAAGCTGCCGCTTGAAATCCGCGTAGCCGAAACTAAGGCTAGAGCAGAACGCCTTTAACTGCCGCTCCTCGATGTAGTAGTCCACGCAGCCAACCGTCACCCCATGCTCGATGCGCCCCATGATGTTAGAACGCGTCGTTGACGCATCGATTGCCCCACCGTTGCCGAGTTCTGCCAGCACGCCGTCCACCGCATTGAACTTGACGATGATGAAGTTGCCGTAGTACTCCCGTGTGAAGCTGTTCAGTACGTCCTCAGCGGTGCGTGCGCCTGCTTGAATGCTGTTACGCATATAGGCAACGACTTCCTTATACGCAGCAAGCACAGGCTCAACTGGGATGTTGACGATGCCCGCATGGCTGTCGCTCCAGAGCACAGCAGCCGCCATGTTTGCGCCGATACCTGCCATCCAGAATCGCTCGTCGTTCGTTGCGTTGAACGCTTTGTACATGCGCTGCACGACCTCTGGCACGAACGTCTTTAGCATCTCGACGTTGCGCACCATGTACTCGACGAACACATGCCCAGCCACGGCATAGTTTTGCTGCAACGACTTGATGATCTCAATCTCGTGCGGCTCCCACGACAGCACATCGTTCATGATGAACTCCAGCACCCGCCGTAGCTCACCCTCGGCAGCATGCATCTGTGCCCCGGTAAAGTGGTCAATGACGTGCGTGTTGGACGACATGATGGTATTGGACATCCACACGGACATATTCATCCGCTCCTTGTTGGAGCCGGACTCCATACGTTCTTTGCCGCGCCCCTCAGTCATATCCAGCACATGCGCTGCGAACCACTCGAAGTCCTTGCGGTTCTTGCTGGTGATCTCATCAGTAATCAACGAGAAGCTGTTCAACAACCCAAGCCGCTGCTGCATGGCGACAGGCGACGTACCCTTACCTGTGCGGTAGTGAACCGGATGCCCCCAGATAGACGCCGCAGCTTCGAGCGCCAACGACTTACCTGTGCCTGAGTAGGTTGAACCGCAGTGATACGTCAGCCCGTAGATACCAGTAAAGCGCATCAGCGGTGAGCCAGCGCCTGCCAGAACGATAGCTAGGTGCTTCCAGAGCTTTTTGCGGATCAGCAGGTTGATGAACGCACGCCATGCCTCCAGTGAGCCGGTGGGCTGTGTGTTGGCAACGATGTTCTCCAGCCCCGGCATCGGTACGTCGAAGTTGCCCGTGGCTGTGTATATCTTGCCTGCGAACACCATCGTGTCATCTTCTTGCCAGCCGTAACTGGTGGGCACCTTCACAGGGGACTTCTCCACACTGACCTTCTCCACGCAAGCGCGGATGTAGTCGTACAGGTTCTTGTCGTTGCCTGATCCGAATGACGCGAGAATGTTCTGGTTGGCAAGGTGCTTTAGCGTCTCGTCCTTGCTGACAGCAGCCTTCTGCGGGAACGTGATCTGTAGTGTCTGCTTGTTACGAATCGCCAGCATGTGCACGATGTGGTCGCTGTTACTGTGCAGAATATCCACCGGAAACAAGTCGTACGGCAGCAGCATGATCTGCCGCTTTATGGTGTTGCCCTCCGCATCCTCGTCTTCCTTCTCGATGAACACCCCACCCTGTGCACCGTAGGCGTAGCCACGGGGCGGCTCTGGGCGCAGAATCTTCCGTGCCTTGTCATCCACCGTGACCTCGATCTCCTTCTCCGCAACCTCGACTGCGTACTGCCTGCCAAGTGCCAGCGGGTTGGTGATCTTGCCCCAGTGTGTACAGTGTGTACACACGCCGGGATTCTCGGAATCAAACTTCGTGCAGGGGTACGGACCCTTGATCTCCCGCAGCTTGGTCTGCATCCGGTCTTCGCTGTAGGGGTGCATCTGAGACAACCAGACAACTGCCTTCGGCGCTTCCTCACACTTCTGCGCTATCGACAGCAGCCCCCGCCACAACGGTTCCATGCCATCGTCCGACGCGTTCTCGATGTAGTGTGCAAGCTGACCGCAGCCTTTACCCTGCTTGGTCTTCTCAAGGATGGTCTTGAATCGCGTGACACTATTCTCGAACAGCTTGACCGATGTGCCCGTGGGTGCAGGTGCCGTGGGTCGTTGTCCGGGTAGCTCGATGACGTTCGCAGGCGGCAGCGGCTTGGCTTCATACGGCGTGCCAACCAGCTCTTTATCTACCAGCGCCTTGATGTCTTCGAAGTCGAACAAGTCGCCCTCGTTCATAAACCGCACGTTGGTGGTACCGCGCACCTTGACATCGGTCTTGATGCCGTTATTGATGGTGCCGGGCACGCGCAGAATCCTTGCCGCATCGCCTGTGACGTTCGGGTCAATGTGTAGCTTCTTGACGAAGCACAAGCGTTTGAAACGCTCGGCAACCGGCTTCCATACGGCTACCGGTATCGCTTCTTTCAACGGCCAGTATGCGTGTACCCCACCGCCTGAATGGATGAACCACGGCTGACCAAGACCAGACAACCCGACCTCATCAGCAAACTTCATAACCGCTTCGAAGCCTACTTTGGGTGACGGGTACGCCTTGGCCTTGATTACGCCTTCCGCATCAGGAATATCTTGCGGGTGGTTGCAGTCAACATCGATAGCGATGCACTTCAACATGCTGACGTTGGGTGCCGTGCGACTACCTGATTCGTTGAACGTACCCAGTGCGAAGTACGTGTCATACGCGTTGAGCTTGCAACGCTCAATGAATGGTGCTAACTCTTCTAAACTCTCCTTGAATACGTGTTCTTTCTTTTTTGTTGTAAGTTCTACGACGCAGAAGAAACCACTCCCCTGTGGTGGTAGAACCGCCGCCATGAAGTCAAGCGGTTGCATAGGAGTCCTTTAGAACAGGGAGAGTTGGCGCGGGTCGTGCTTCAGGGTGTGGTCGCCTTCGAATATCAAGCGTTCAAGTCGTGCAAGTATTTCTTTCTGCCAGTCTTCGGGCAAGCCGCCACGTACCAGCATCAGGTCTGCATGCTTGATAAGCTCTTCGGTTGTCAGGCTGGAAGGTTGTACAGATCGCATATTTTTCTCCACGCTTCTTCGGCAGTCTTGGAAGAAGACATAACTTTAGTCATAAGTTCAACCCGTTCCTGATAGCCGACGAACACTTCCGTCTCTCCAGTGAACCAGTTGTACACGGTTTGGCGGGTCACGCCTAACGCCTTGGCAATCTTAGTGACGGGGAAGTCAAGATAGATTGCCCACCTGCCCAGCACAACACCGGGAGTCTTTGGCGCAGCCGATACCGCATCAATCATTTTTTGTGAGTAGGCCATTAGTAGTCTTCGTTTACTAGGAGTCGATATTTGAATAGCCCACGCTTTACGTACTCGCGCTCGACGGTGTGACTACCAAACTTTCGTTTGCGAAAATCACGCAGCCTTGCACTGACGCTTGCTTCTGGACATCCGACTCTTGCTGAGATTTGTTCAAGTGTTCTCCAGCGCCCGTCTTTCATAAGCGCCCAGACGTTGAACAGTTGGGTCTTCAACCGTTCCTTATCTCGTTCGGGATCGTAGGTCTTGCCATCAAACATAGCTTGCTTCTCCTATAGTTATGGGTGCGGGGTCACTGCGCTAAGAGACATAAGCTTCCTAAAAGGACGCGCAGCCCCCGCTGCCGGTGTTATTAGCGCCACCTCCGGCTGGGCTACTCTGTATTACTCGTCGTCCCAGTCAGCCACGATGTCTGCCAGCTTCGACTTCTTCTCCGGCACAGCAGACGGCTTCGTGGTTTCCTTGCGTACTTCTGGCTCACTGTCGTCGTCAGCAGCTACTTCCACTTTCGATTTCTTGGCCTTTGGCTTTGCTGCCGGGGCAGCTTCTTCCTCGCCGGAGTCTTCGTCTTGGGACTGAACAGCGGGTGGCTTTCCTGCCAGAGCGGGAGGAATGCTTTTGGGTAGACCGTCCGCAGCAGCCACAGTCATTACCACAGCGCGTTGCGCATCCGCAGTTGTTGCCTGCCGCTGCACAATCGCATACTCGTCATCAGTCAACCAGCGCATCGGCTGGAAGAACAGCTTCGGAGATTCTGCTTTGGTGTCGAAGCGCATGCGGGTGACAATCTGCTCCGGGTTGATCGGTGGCGACTGCACTGCCAGATAACGAGCGAAGGCTTGCAGCGGACGCTTATCACCTTCTTCCTTGCCGAAGACCGACGTGGCAGGAAGCGTCAACTGAAGCACGTCCCCATCAGGGTTGTTCTCCAGCACGACAGCCAAGCGTTGCTGATACCGGCATGCACGGCTGTTGCCGTTACCGCTGCCAGCGATGTTCTGTGGGCAGCTCATGCAGGTGATGCTCTGTGGGCTATCGATAGACGCGTCTGGCTTCTCGCCGTCATTCGACCAGCAATCAGGACCAGCAGGATTATCTGCGTCGTACTTCGCCATGTAGAACACACGGCTGACCTTCGGTGCAGCTTTGACGATGATGACATCAAGATGGCGCTCATCGATGGCTGCAACTTCTTTGCCACTGGCAACCAGACGGAACACACCACCTTTGATGCTGATGCGTTTGATGCCTGCGCCAGCGCCGCCACCGGTTAGGGCTTTAGCGGTATCTGACAGTTCGTTGTTACGTGCGAATGCGGGAACTTGGGACGGATTAAATAGCGATACGTTGCTCATGGGTAGTCTCACTTTGACGGTTTAGTTACACGGATTTCGAACTCGGTGTTCGAATTTAAGCCGGGCGGTACAAGCCCCGGATTCTCTTCAAGGAACGTAGACATGTTGGTCTGTGCAATACGCTTCTCCAGCAGATCAACGACATCGTGCTCGACAACAAACTTCTTGAACGAGTCCCAGTCGGTGGTGCTGTAGCGCGTCTTGGTGACCATTGTCACCGTCCCGAAGGCGGTGTTGACCGATCTAACACCAAGCGCCTTCATCTGATCTTTCATAGCAAAGCGAAGTTCGTCTTGCTGAGCCTTCAGATTCTCAAGCTTAGTGTCGTACTCTTGTGTGAGCTGATCGATCTCTGTCTTGATCTTGCGATAGATTCTCGCAAGCTTATCAAGCGGTACAAGATCATCGGACATTTGCTTCTCCTGTTATTACTTTTTGTCTAGGGTTTGACAGATTACTGCGGATTCGATTTGATTGCAACCCCCTTTCATGAACGCATTTCAGTTGTAAACATGTCAGTTAGCAGAGTGTTATCGGACACTTTGCCTTCCAACGCCTTGAACATCCGCTTCTCAATCGGGCTACCTTGGATGTGCACCACGGTGACTTTGTCTGAGTTCTGGCCTTTGCGATCAGCACGGGCAATCGCTTGGATGTATTGCTCAACAGACATCAATGGACCATAGAAGACCACCGTATCTGCCGCCGTCAACGTGATGCCGTGCGCTGTAGCCTGCGGCTGCATGACGAGCACGCGTGGGTCTTTTTCTTGCTGAAAGCGCCGAATAATCTCACCGCGTTTGTTGGGCGGCACGTCACCGTGAATGGTGTCGGCGATGATGTTGTTCTTGGCAAGGTGCGTGAGGATGGTGTCGATGGTGCTGCGGAACATGGCGAACACAATCACCTTGCGGCTGGTCTCATCAAGAATCTCTTCCAGCACATTCAGACGTGGTGCGGCATCGAACTCGATAACTTCCTTGTCGTCTGTGTATGCTGCGCCGCATGATATTTGCAGCAGCTTGGATACCCCTGCTGCGGCGTTGACCGCTGTGATCGTCTCGCCTGCCGCCTGCACCATCATGCGTTCTTTCAGCAGGTTGTAGTACTTGGCTTGCTGCGGTGTCAGTGGCACCTCGCGGGTCTGTGTGATAACCGGTGGCAGGTCAAGACACTGTTCTTTGGTAAAGCGAATCGCAGGCTGCAAGGCATCATGCACATCGTCTGCGGCATTCTGTTTGGGCATCCACTTAAACTGCGTGGCTTTGTACATCACCTTGTCGCGCCAGCCAGTGAAGAACTTAGGCACGCCCTGCGGGTTGACCAGTCGTGCTAGGCCGTACGCATCCGCAGGCGACTGCGATGCTGGTGTACCTGTCATCATCCACAGGTGGGTGGTGGGTTTCAGGATTGAGTTCAGCGCCTTCCAGCGTTTGGTCGTGATGGTCTTGTAGGCGTTAGCTTCGTCAACGATCACCAGATCGAACCTGCCGTCGTTGTTGATCTCGTTGGCAATTAAGTTCAGCCCGTCATAGTTGGTGATGACGAACTCGTAGTTCTCTTGAACCATCTCGATACGCCGACTAGCTTGGTAGTGGTGCGCGATGATGGCCGAGCGATGAATAATGCTGTTGTTCAAGTCATTCATCCATGCGCTCTGCATGATCGACAGTGGGCACAGAATCAAGCAGCGACGTACGTCGCCGCGCTCCATCAGGTAGTCCGCTGCCCAAAGCGCTGAGAGGGTTTTACCCGTGCCGGGTTCCGAGAACACAAAAGCTTTTTTGTTGAGAGTGAGAAACGCTGACGTTTCAATTTGGTGTGCCATCGGTTTGTACTTGCCCGGCCACGCATAACGGCAACTAATTGGAGATGGTACGTTCTTGACGCCAAGGTTTTTGAGAACACGAACTTCGTCGAGGCCGAAATAAACGGCGATTTCTGCGCTTCCATCATCATATCTTTGTACCACCTTATGTTTAGGGATGATGCTGTACTTACTTGGGTTGCGTGTCTTGAACAGCAACGCCTTGTCTTCAATGATTTGCACTTGCTTCTCCTATTTATTATCGCTCCTATTTGCCGCCTTGCTTCTAACTCGCAGGTTGCTTCTGGTTGTTGAACCACCGCTACGCAGTGGCTTCTTATGGTCAACGTCCTTGCCGTCGCCTTTGGTGACAGCGCCTTCTTTCTCCATCAATCGCCGTGCTTTGACGCGCTCCCCTCGCTTCTTAATCTGCTCTGGTTGTGCATGATAATTCTGGTACTCAGATTTGTAGTTGCGTGGCATATAAGCCTCCTAATGTTTTGGGTGATACTCACAAGTGGTCACCGGACACCACGGACATAGTGGCGACGGCTTCGGGTTCCATACATTGACATCGTGTGCTTGCTCGATACGGGCAATACGCTCCCTGTATTCCCACCACGTAGGCTCGATGTCTTCTCGCGTGTACGTGGCTTTGACCATGTCGTTTTTAACGACGAACAAAAGTGCTGCGTTGATTTTTCTAACGTGAGGGAAATGGGCAAACACCATGAGAGCCATGAGCTGGAGCTGCTCCCTGTCTGGATACCGGTTGCTTCCCGTTTTGTAATCGACCACCCATGCCGTCAGGTTGTCATCTTCTACTATCAACAAGTCTGCTATGCCCCGTACCCAGACCTTTTTGTCCGTCCAGTCGCACGGCTGCAGGTCGCTGGTGAGCGCCATTTTGTTTTCGCATAGCTTCCTGCCGGGCTTGGCAATCAATGCGTCGAGCGTGTCTTGAATGAACTTGAACTGCTCTGGCAGGGGTTTGCCATCCCGGACGTACTCTTCTGCGGCTAGGTGCAGGTCGGTGCCGTAGCGCGTGGCCTCTGTCTCGGTGAACTTATAGTTCTTCAAGACCCGTACTTCCTGATACCTACG